GTAAGTTACAGCTAGTATCGTTAGTTAAACTTATGACCTTGCTTACTTCTCAGAACCACTAAGCATACCTTCTGCCATTGGAGTAAAGATACTTGCTCCAATGCCCATCTTTGAAACATACGTAACCCACTCATCAAGAGTTAAACTATCAGGCTTTAACTGTGCTATCTCTTTAGCTAAGGCAGTTTGATTAGGGTTCATCCCTCCCATACCGGCAGGCATAGCAGGTGCATCACCTGTTCTCATTGATTCCATTACATTAAACTCATCAAACAAACCTGCTCGTTCTTTACTACGTAGCTTCATTAGTTTGTTGTATGCTTCTTCCTCTTTAAACTTTGGCATTTCTTTTTTAGACTTAAAGAAATTTTTCATGAGAGGAAGGCTTACGCTAAGACCATCTTTTCCTGCAGGCATTCTAAAGCTAAACAAATCTTGAACGTCACTCATAAACTGTATAGCTGTACCATCAGGAAGAACAGCATTCTGTAAGTTAACGCCACCTAGTTCTTTAACAGATGTTGTAAAACTTTCACCAAACCATAGAGCACCATTTTTAATTTCAAAACTAGGAGGGTCTTTTAATTCTTTAGTTAAATACTCTTGCATCTGTTCAGCATTATCAAAACCTTTACCTCTTTTCTTCAAAGCTTTTCTAACTAACCCTTCGACTTTAGCATTTCTATTTATTTCATTAACTAAATTACCACTAGCATCACTTGATTTTGTTTTCTTTGCAAACATAATAGCATTATCTACTCCTAAGTCAGCACCCCAAGCGTTGTCTATTCTATTAAAAGCAGTTTCCATTATGCCATTCATATCAGGAACTCTTTCTGTTTCCCAGTATTTAACATATTGTAAATCATTAAAATTTTCTTTAGTTAAAGGAGCAACACTGACATAGTTCTCGTCTAAAAACTTTTGTGTAAGAATGTTAGAAGGAGTTCCTTGCATTTCATTCTGTAAAAACTGATAAGAAAACTGCCCCTGTATTTCAGAGCCTGCTTCTCTAAGCATTGTTTGTTCTTCAGTAGTTAGTTTTTTAACATTAGAAAGTTTCTCTTCAAAAGAACGGATAGCTTCTTCATCACCTCTTTTCTCTGCAGCAGTTAAACCTTTCTTTAATGCTGTCCTTTGTGCTTTTCTATTTACAAGGTCTTGACCTACAGGTCCTTCTAAAAAATCTATATTCTTTTTAGCTACCTTTTGTGTCCTTCTTGATATGCCTGTTTGCTCTCTAAGTTTTCTTGTGAAAGGATTAAGCTGTTCCATTACCATGTCATTGGCAGTAGTTAAACCTCCTTTTACAACAGACTTTGCTCTTTGAAAAGGACCTGCATAAAAACCGGGAAGGTTATTAACAGCGTTTGCACCTACGGACCTAGATAAAGGTATGCCCATTTCTGTATTAGAAGCTTTAAACAAACCCTCGCCTATCTTAGTTGTAGCCTTATCAAATAAACCCTTGATTACAGGAGCAAACTCATCTGCTATCTTTGCTATTGCCATAATTTAAAAGTTTACCGAAGCGTCTAAATCTAAAGGACCAAGCATGCCTGTTGAAGATGGCATTTCTTGAGGTCCTGTTACTGAGATTTCAGGGGAAGGGGAAATGTTTTCTACATCTTTTAATCCGTAGTAAGTTTGTAGGAAGTCATCTTTATCTCCTTCCTCTAAACCATATAATACCTGTTTCATCTCTGACTCATCTAAGCTACGTAATTGATTTACAATTTCTCTTTCGTTATTTCCTGTACCACTTAGGTTCATTAAATAATCATCTCGTTTATCAGGATTACCTATGTCATCAAAGATTGTGCCTGAGTTCCAAGAGAAATCACTGTCATTACTAAACATTCCTGCCATTTTATTTTCCTTTTAATATAACCAGTTAGCCATTAACCTACCAATAATAGGTAAGTTCTGGAACATATCCTTACCTGCTTCTTTCATATCTGAATCCCAACGTCTACCTCTAGCTAAGTTAGTTGCTATTTGCCCTGCTTCTACAGCTCCTTTAAACACAGGGTCTAATGGTGGAACAGGAATTGCTGCTGCCCATTCATAAACATCACCACCCCTAGCCATTTGGTCTACGTCATACTTACTTAGGAAACCTGTGGACCTGTATAGGTTTGCATAAAAAGTGTCCTCAAGTTTTGTATCTCTTCCTAATATTAAATCAATAACTTTATCAGCACCCATGTTAGCTGATGTATAAAATGCTGCTAACTTGGCACCATCTTTCATTGCTTTTCCTACGTTACCTCTACGCATTTCCTTAAAGAAATCTTGTCTAATAACATTAACGTGCTTCATAGCAAATGATTGTAGCATGTACATCATACGACCATTAGGATTATTAAGATAACCTCTAGGCATTTCAGATAAAGTTACTGGCTGTATTTTACTTAGCTTCATAAAAGCTACGTCTTTCATTAAAGGTGTAGGAGTATCTATTGTTCCTTTGTTAAAAGCTTTAAAGTCATCAGCAGCTTTTGCAGCATCTTCTGCTCCTAGTATAGATGACCATTCATTCATGAATTTAATTCTACCCTTAGGAGATTTTATTTGTTGACCTGCTTTGTATATACTTGAGTTAACCAAAGCACCTTTACCTAAAGCGTCAACAGAACGGAAGCCTGAGTATTTAAACACAGCATCTACACCACGTTTAGTTGCAGTATCAGAAGCAAACTCCTCAGCTACATTGTCCAATAACCCCATCTCTTTAGGAGTTAACATCTTACCCCTGTTCATAGTAGCTATAGCACCTTTAACACTGTTCCTTATTCCGTTAGTATAAGCAGCTGCAGCTAAGTCACCAAACTGTCTAATAGCGTTTGATGGATGACCAAGCAATGTCATGTACCCTAGGTCTTTAGACTTTCTTAGATGCTCATTCATTTGTTTAGGTCCATTAATAAACCTAGCAGTTAGGTATTCCTTTAATGAGTCAACATCGTTTCCACTAATCTTACCTGCCTTTAATTCTTTAGCTATGTAGTTAGCAATGGTCTTATCTATGTCACCATCTACATCTATATTCTTTGTACCAAATACTTTGTATCTTTGTACTTCCTCCATAGATTCCTTAATGTATCTATGAGTAGCTTGCCATGGTTGTTGATATGCTTTAAGCTGTCCAGCACTAAGAGTTTCTCTTACCCTAGCCTTTGATGAGCCTGCTTGTTGTATGTTTCTATTACCTGTTGACTTTAAATATCTTGATATAGCTTTCTGTAGTGTAGCTTCTGTAGCATTCTTAGGGTCTACCTTGTAAACATCTTTAAGAATCCTGTCAATAGCTGAACGCTCACTAGCCTTTGCACCTGCATACCATCTTTCATTACTAACTATTTTACGAGGAGAATAACCAGTTATTTTTGGAAGGTCCGTATTACCTGCTGCTACACGTTGGTCATAAATGTCATCCATTGCTCTTCTGTATAGCTTCCAGTCTTTAACCATGGCTGTACCTTTTTTACCAGTACCTTTTAAGAAACCTGTTATAGCGTCTACATCTTTCTGTGATTTAGAGTTAGACATCATTAGCCATAGCTTATCTTTTTGAGGCTGACTTAAAGCTTTAGTTCTAAATGCTTTCTTTAAGAACGGGTCAACCATAGTAGCGTAGTTGTGTGAATCCTCAAACAAAGTTCTTTCAACTTGCTTTAATTTACCATAAGTTCTTGGTGATACTCTTTTTATACCCTCTGATATAGGCTCAATAATATAATCAAGACCTTTACCTAATGCTGTTTTAGAACCTGACTTAACGACTTCTTGTGCTGATGAAGTTTCTAATGCTTCTATTGCTGATGACTTAGTAGGTAAGTTTAATTTTTTACCTTTGCTGTTTGCTATTGCTTTATCTACAACAGAGTCACTAAGTCCTAAGTTCTTTTTAGCTTGTGTTAAAAGAGCAGGACCTGAATTAATTTTATCACTCTGTGCAGCTATGATATTCATTTCATTTTGTAAAGCTCCTAAAGTTCTGTTTGCTTTACCTTTACCATATAGCTGAATACTTTTACTTATTGTGCCACCAGTAGCTGCTACTCCAGCTACAAAAAGAGGGTCTATTTCTCCTGTATCTCCTTTACCATACAAAGCTGCGTCTATTCCTGAATAAGCAGCAACTGCTGCAGGCTTTGACATTGTAAATGCAAGTGATGGAGAAGATATAGTGCCTGCTATATTTCCAAGAAAATAAGCAGGAGAGTCAGGATTAACATTAAAGAACTCATCAGTAGATTTAACAGCGTTAGCTTTTAACTTTGTTATTCTTTCTTTAGTAGGCATGGCATCCCATTGCTCATCAGTTATACCCAACTGTTCTTGAGCACTCATATAGTTCCACCCTTCTTCTACTTCTTCTGTAGCTGCTACATCTCCTTTAATTGGTTGATTTAAAAACCAACTAAATTTATTTAAAGTATTAGAACTTAAATTTGCTCTAGTTATTCTACCTAGGTTTGCCCAGTCAGCTCCTTGTAAACCTGACATAAAACCACCAATAAGATTAGAACCCTCACCTTCCGTAAGTTCTTTAGCCATTATTGTTTCTTCCTCAGGAACAACAGTAATGTTAGTAGAAGGTTTAGTTAAACCTAGTTGTGATATGTCTGTAAATTCAGCCATTAGTTATAAAGATTATTTAATTGGTTAACTAAGTTTTGAGTAATGGTTCCTATTTTTCCGTTAGGGTCCTCAACAAGAGTTACTCCCGGAATAATTAATCCACGTCTAGCATAATTTTCTATTTCATCTTGAGCTACAAACTTGTCTGACCTACCAAAAGTTTTATCTAGTGCAGTAATAAAGTTTTCTCTGCTAAACTCATAACCTTTAAACCAGTCTTTAGGATATATACCAGTAAAGTTTTCTGCGTTAGGAGTATATACTTCAGGCATTGCTAGTATTTTTTCATAATACCCAGAAGCTTGTCCCGGAGTAACAGCTCCTCTAGCAGTTGATAATGTGTTATCATAAGTTTCAATAACACCACCTATGCTCTTAGCTAAAGCTTCTGTATCTTCAGTACCTAATCCAGCAGGAGCATTGTCTAAGAAATAACCTCTAACTAAAGCAGAACCTTTACCTACTTCTACTACAGGTTTCATAGCTAATGTAGTTTGTTGTTCATCTGCTTTTGCTGCTTGCTCTTCATTAGTTGTTGTTTCTTTTTCTTTTGATAGTTCAACACTCATTAAGCTAGTAATATTTCTCATAAGATTTTGATAATCAGTTATATAGCCTTCAGTATAACCGGAATCTTCAAGTTTTTCTGCTACTGCCTGCATATCTTGTACAGTTCTTCTAGGCATACCCTCTACTAATTTAGCTGCTTCTGCAATTCTTTTAGCTTTATCCATATCTATTTGTTGAGTAGGAGTAGGACCATCAGGAGTTAATTCATCCTGAGCCTGTGCTTTATACAGTTCTATCTTAGCGTTATCTAACTGCATTGCTCTGCTTTGATTAAGCATGTTCATACCTTCATCATAGAAACCACCTTGCCACATAGCTGATGACATTGCTTGTAAGCTTTCAGGATTCATAGGGTCAAAGTCAGGAACACTATCAATAACTGCTTGATAGTTTGCTTGCTGTACTTGTGCAGGTGTCTGTCCTCCAAACATCTGACCGCCTTGATAGCCTAGTTCAGAGCCAATATTAGCCATGCCTTGTGTAATAGCTGCCCAACCAGTAAGACCACCAGTCTGAGATAACTGCCTTCTTTGTATAGCTTCGTTATCTACTGCTTGTTGGTATTTATTTCCAAATAATCCTGTTGCCATAATTATGTCCTATATATCTTCTTCATAAAATTTACCATAACTATCATCTACTACGTAGTAATCTTCACCATAGACATTAGTTCTTCCCCCAGAAACACTAGGGGTTACTACTTTCCCATGTGTGGGTTTCCTTGAGAAACATAACTTGGTCTACTAAACAAACCAGCAAAAGGATTGCTAAAGTTACTAAAGTCTTGATTACCAAAGTTACTTACTGCATTAGAAGCCATAAGAGTATTAGCACCTGCCTTATTAGTAACAGCACCGCTAATCATATTAGCTCTGTTCCAAGCATTGGCTCCTCTTAACTTAGCTAGGTTCATTGATTGACCTGCATATTGTCCCGGTATGCTACCTATCTGCATCATTGTAGCAAGGTCTTGCATTTCTCTTTGTCGCATAGCATCTTGTGTAGCCTGTGCTTGCTGATAAGAATTAGATAATAGTCCAAGTCTTTGTTGTCCTTGTGCTTCCTGTAGTGCCTGCATTTGACCTGCACCACCTGTACTACCTAGTCTACCTTGTTGTAGCAACCTAGACTCTTGAGTTAATGATTGCCTTTCTTGTTCAGGTTGTAGTAAACCTAGCTGTTGATTGTACAACTGTTGTTGTAACTCCATTGGGTCTAAGTCTTGTATCTGTGCAGCAGTTTGACCACGCCTGTCCATGTATTGCTGCATAAGATTCTGCATGTCTTGATTAAGAAACTCACCTGTGTCAGGGTCGTAACCTCCAAACATACCTGTATATTGTTGTGGCAGGCTTTGCTGATAAGCCATATTAGCTTGGTCTGTCGCTGCTCCTACCGCTTTCTTTGCTTGTTTGTTAGCATATATACCACCTATAATGCTTGCTGCTGCTTGTAGCCATGCCATGTCTTATTCTCCTATTTAACTGGTACTGTGACCGTTAGTTACTATTGCTGTTCCTGCTGAACCACCTGAGCCACCAGAACCTCTTCCTTCATCTCCATTAGGTGCAGTTTGTCCTGTAGAACCTGATTGACCTACTGCTCCTCCATTTCCTCCAGAGCCTGCTTGTGCATCACCATCTACATCTGCTCCCCTTCCACCTGAACCTGCTCCTGAAAGAGTTCCTGCTGAACCATTAGCAGAAGCAGCATTACATTGTGAACCACTACAAGTAGCATTTCTTGCTCCACCAGAGCCAAAGGATTGTCCACCTCCGCCTCCACCACCACCAGCGTGGTCAGAGTCAGAAAAAATTTGGTCAGCTCTAGCACCGCCACCACCTCCTCCACCGCCACCGCCACCTTTAATTTCGTTGGAGTTGTTGGTTAAAATAATATCTTTTTCTAAGTATAAAGCTGTACCGCCATTACCACCTGAACCGCCATTATTAGCAGGAGAGCCTCCAGTACCTCCAGTGCCTCCAGCACCGTAAATATAGCCATTATTAATAATTGTTAATACACCTGCTACACCACTACCTGTTCTTAATGCAGGAGTGCCTGTAGAGTTAGAGTAAACATAAACTCCAGAATTAATAACAACATCTACATCACCTAGTTTATTGTCAGCAGTTAAAGCTGTATCTAAATCTAATTGGTTTGTGTTGCTTGAAACAGTATATGTAAATTTTCTTTGATAAAAAGGTTTCCAAGCACCGCCTTGTTTAACACTACCTGTTAATACTTCTTTCCATGTACCACCCTGTTTTACAGAAACCTTTGTTGGTTGTTTCCAAGCACCTGAGTGTTTTATGTTTAAAGATTTAGCCATGTTAGCTTGCTACTTGATAATGTATGTCACCGTCTGAACCGCCTGAAGGTGCACCTGTAGTTACTGTTCTAGTTCCATAACCATTAGAAGTAGAAGGTAAAGCATCTGCTGCTATAGCTGCTGTAACAAACGCTGTTGTAGCTACTTGATTAGTATTAGTTCCTGCATTTGCTGTTGCAGCAGTAACCACTTGACTTGTGTTTGCTAAGTCTGCTTTAGAGTTAACGGAAGTTTTAACTGCAAGAAACTCTGTGTTAAAATCACCACCACTAACTACCTTGTCTGGGTCTGAATCACTTAAAGCATCCTTACCTGACCAAGCTATTTGTAAATTATAATTACTCATCTTATCTTCCCTTGTTTTGCCCAAATAGAAATGTTTTGTAAAGAAGCCTTAAAACCCTTTACCGTTTGTATTATCTGTAGTCTAACAACCTTAGCTGCTTTTGACATAGATACTTTGTACTCTGTAGGTTGAAATGCAGGAGCATATTTAGCATTTGCATATTTACCTTGACCCCATAAAGAGTTAATACCACCGGTAGTAGGGTCTAATGTAAAGTTAGCTGATGTAGGATTAACATTATAATCTCTAAACCAGTTAAGTGTTACATCCATATTTTTACCACCCGACCATATACCTAAAAATCTTTTTAAGAACTTAGATATACCCGGCTGTTCAAAGTCTAGCCAAGTAGTTTTAAAATCTGCTTGATATGTGTTGTCTACATCTTGATAACATTTACTTGTAGTAGATTCCCATGTATGTCCAGCAGTAGTACATGCTGATTGGTTAGCATAACTAGCAGTAACATCTAATTTTTCTACATCGTAAAATCCTGAATATGTAGCTACTCTTCCAAAGTAAGTAGCATCTCCTAATCCTATGTATAACGTATCATCAGTAGATAATAAAGCTCCAGGATTTTTCTTAGAATCAAAGTTCCAAGTTGTTATACGCGGAGCACCTTCAGGTGTTGTAGCTTTAAAGTCAAACACATAAACAATATTTTTACCACCAAAGCTTAACAAGTAAGAACCAGTAGATAAATCATACTGAGCTTTAACTTGATTCATATCAGCAGTTAATATGTTTGTTCTTATTTCATCCTTAATAGCTAGACTTAAATCTGTCAATGGCATCTTGTCTTGTACCATTGTACGAGCTAGTGAACGTACACCTGATGAACTTAAAAATACAATGTCATCACCAATGACTTGTACTGAATCCCTAGCTACACATCCTACACCTTCAATAACTTCATCTAACTGAA